AAAGCTGCTTCGCCACCGCCAGCTCGTTGCCGTGCTTGATCTGGTTTTCCGCCAGGCGCTTCACCTGGTCGGCGCTCATTTCCGGCGTGATCAAATCCGCCACTGATTCGGTCAGCGACTTCTTCGCCGCCTCATCCAGCCCGGCGGCCGCATTGATCGTGTCGGAAAGCAGCTTCACGTTCGCGTCCTTACCCTCCGCCAGCTTCTTTGCGGCAGTGGCTTGTGCGCTGGCTTCATCCGCCATCAGCTTCTTCACATCCTCGACAGACAACCCGGCTTTCAGCCCGGACATATCCAGCGACAGCTTGACGTCCTTGTTGCCTGCGGCCACCTGCTCGGCGAGCTGCTTGCCGGAATTGGCAAACACCTCCATCAGCAGCTTGGCCTGCACCTCATCCGTCATCGGCTGCACGGCGGTTTCAAAAGCGGAAAGCAACTGCACGCGCATCGGCTCGGAAAGAGCGATGATAGCGGCCAGTGCCAATTTCAATTTTTCTGCGAGTAATTTATGCATGGTTTGAATCTCCTGTAAAAGTGTGGATTGCAATTCGGGATGCATCAGCGTGGGAACATCCCCGCCGGATGCCTCGGACAACTGGATCGGATCGAGCCGCTTGATGCACGGACGCACCACAAGGGCCGCGCCCATCATCACCGGGCCGTACTGCGTGCCGGTTTCGTTGTCCTGATATTTCTCGTTGTATTCGATGGATGAATAGGCGTAGCCCTTGTTCTTGATGGAATCGATGCCGTAAGGCGTCCAATCCACCAGAGCGCGCAGCCGGTCGCCCTCCACCTTCAGCTTCAGCACCTTGCCCGCCGCGCCGTCATTGGGCTTGTGCGCAACGTCAAAAAACACGTCCTGCCCATACACCCGCCTGTCGAAGTTATCCACCATCGAAAGCAGCATCGCCTTCGAGATTTCAAACTCGCCATAACGCGGATCGCGGAAAATGCCCGTGCGTGTCACCGTCACCCAGCTTTGAGTCTTCCCTTCACCCAGAGTCACATGGGAGATGCCGGACAGGAATCGCACTGTCCCGGCGGGCGCTTCGGATAGCAGAATGTGGCGGCTTGAATTCATGTTCGTCCTTTACCTTCATCCCCTCGCCCCGCGAGCGGGGAGAGGGTTAGGGAGAGGGGTAAATTAAAAAAGCCGCGCGGCGGGGTTTGAGCGAGCGAGCCGTGAACCCGCCGCGCGGCTTAACCTTTTCAGGTTGGCACGCAGTTTCCCGAAAAGCGCAAGCCACAAACAGGCCGGAATACGGCGCAATGGGCTTTTGTAGGTCGGGTTTCAACCCGACACCCCGCCCGCACCGTTCGCCCGGAGCCTGTCGAAGCATCGCCCCGCAGTCAAAAGTAAACGGTTCAGAAAAAAGCCGCTCGGCGGGGTTTGAGCGAGCGAGCCGTGAACCCGCCGAGCCGGAACATGGCGTAGTGGGCGGGCATAAAAAAACCCCGCCGGAGCGGGGTTGATTTGCGTGGAGGGTGTAGCTTGCTTATTGCACCAACCTTCCAGCGGTTAGGCTGTAAATGCTTTCGTTGGTAACAATAAAGTGATCCAACACACGGACATCAATAAAAGACAATGTGTTTCTGATGTGCTTGGTGAGAGCAACATCCGCCGGGCTCGGCTCGCAACTACCGCCAGGGTGGTTGTGCGCAAGAATTAACGCCGAGGCGTTGACCCGCAATGCTGCCTTGGCTACCTCTCTGGAATAAAGGCATGTTTGCGAAAGAGTGCCCACGGAACACACCTCGGCTGTTATAAGGCGGTGTTGGGTATCCAGCCAGAACGCATGCACCTCCTCATGCTCAAGAGCGGCCAACCTGCACCGGAGGTATTTTCCAACAAAGCCGCAATCCACAAAACGGGGCGCATCCTGCGCTTTAAGTTTGCGCTCGAAGATGCGCGCGGCGCGGTATATGGCGCTGGTTTCTGCCGCAGTGAACGGATAGGATTGCCCGTTAGTAAGTTGTGCGCTCATCTCACACCCCCGGCAAAGCGAGCTGGTCAACATCCTTGCCCAGCCGTGCCACGTCCGGCAGCGGAGCGCCCAGCGACAGATGCACCTCGCGCAGGTGGGCGATCAGCACATCCCGCACGAAAGCGTCGTTGGTTTCGCCCAGCTTGCCGGTGATCGCGCAGGATATTTTCAGTAGATCCATGCGCTCCTTGAAGCTCATCCGCCTCGGCCCGGCAAAATGCCAGACGAATTCCGCGACCGCCTGCTTCATCGCCTGCGCTTTCGGCTGGCCGGATTCCATCACGATCAGTAAAAACCCGATGGGATGGTAGACCTTTGTGTCGTAATTTTTGCCGTCAGTTGCCGTCAACCTGACGGCAACTGAATGCGCTTCGATGTATGGATTGCGCTCCAAAATCTTGTTGATTGCATCCCGTGGGTCGGCATATTCCAGCCACTCGCCGACGGCGGTTTTGGTTGCGTGAGGTGCGCCTTCGATGAAGACGGTTTCGGAAAGGGCGATCTCGCCCCAATTGAAGGGTGTAACTTCGGTGTTTGTCATGATTTTAGTCCTTTAGAGTTTGTCGCCATAACTGCGATGGCGGCGGGCGCACTCTCGGTGACTAAAGTAACCGCGTCAGGATTTTAGGCTCGCGCCCTGGACATATCCTGTCTCAACCCCGCCTAACTGGTGCACAAAAGGAGCGAACTTTTGGGCGAAAAAAAACTGCATGACGGAGCGAGAGACCGCTTTAATGCTTTCGAGAGGCGTTCAGATTACGACAGGGCGGGTGAGGATGTCAAGCTGGATTATTTGATAAGCCGAATGCCGGATGTGGGCGAGGCAACCCCAACCAGCTTACCGATGGATGAATAAAATCTGATTTCAGGAGCGCCCCCCGATAAGCAAGCCTCTGTGTCTGCTACCGTATGAAGCAAGGCTTCCTTCTTCTCTTCGTTTTGATCGTACCAAATAACACCCCACTTGTATTCAATCGTTCCGCCGTTGGCGTTTCTGCACCGCCGACCACTTCGAGCGGATCATCCCTTTGGACATTTTGCCCTGATCAAACACCTCGGCCTTGTTAACCCCCAGCGCGCCGCGCCGCTGCTCCGGGGTGAGCCTATCCAGCGCCTGCATCGAGGTTTCCTTGCCCGCCTTGTCTGCCGCCGTCACCTCGTCCTTGAACACCACCTCAAGGAAGCTCAGAGTATTTGGATGGGCTGGCCAGCCCGATGCGGCCACGCTTGGATAAACGCCACGCCCCAGCCCGTAAAGGTTTTGTGCGGCCAGTAAATCGCAACGATCAGGCCGGGGATGCGCCGGGGATAGGATAAACCTAACCCCCGCCGCGTCTGGATGCGCCAGCGCGCCCTTGGCGTAGGACGTGCCGTGCGCCCGGTTGATCTCGGTGCGCATCAGCCGCATCGCGTTGACCATCGGCGACCCGTCGCCCGTCAGCAACTCCCCCGCCGCCTTGCCCATCTCTGCCGCATTCCCCATGCCCATCTTGCCCGCGATGTCGCCCGGCACGCCTTGCCCTTTCATCAGCAGTTCGCGCGCCGCCTGCGCCGCGCCATGCCCCTGAATCACCGCCTGCTCGATGTGGTTGATCACCACGTCCCGCGCATGACGATCCAGCCGCCAGATACGGTCCGACAACTGCAACCCATCCGCCGCCACAAAGGTGCGCACATATTGCAGCGCCTCATGGTTGATCGTCATCGCCGCCGCCGAGGTGAGCAACGCCGTAGGGGCGGGATTTATCACGCCCAAACCCGCCGCCGTAAATGGCTGCGTCCCCAGCTCCGCCGCCGCGCCCAGGCTGTCATTGAGCAATGTATTCCGCACAGCGTTTAATGTATCCAGCCGCGCATTCACCTGCGCCAGCACGCTCTGCAACTCCTGCAACGACACATTTGCATCACTCCCGGCATAGGCGGCGATGCGCCGCGCGATGTCATCGGCGGCCTGTTGATACAACCGTATCAACTCATCCGCCGCAGCGGCATCCAGCCGCGCCACCTCGCGCTGTGCTACCAGCGTGGCGCGCTTGATCGCGGCCTTTGCGTGATCAGCCATTGCTTATGCTCGTCCCGGACTCGCCCTTGCGCCCGTTCCCCGGCGTGATGCTCACCTTCGCCGCGCGCCGCTGCACGGTCGCGGGCACGGCGGCATCTTGCCCGACGCCGCCCGCATCGGGATAGGGATCGTAATTCTCCGCATCCGAAGTTCTCCGCTCCTCGACATAAGCCGGATCGTCGCCCAGCCGCTCGAAAACCATGCTCATCGGGTAACCCAGCGCCTTCATCTTCAGGCCAATGTCCACGCTCTGCGTCATCGTCTCGGTGCGCCGCTCGGCAAATGTGATCTTGAAATCCTCGTCATCCGGGTTGATGTTCTTCAGCAGCAAGTGCAGCCGGAACCCTTCCTCGTAAGAGTACGAGATCGAATCCTGCGCCACGTCGATTTCGTCGTAATAGTCCCGCTTCAGGTCTTCCAGAATGTCGCGCGCCATGCCCTCGGTGTAGCCCATCAACCCCTTGGGCGCAGGCCCGCCCGCGTAGAAGGTTTCCATCAGGTGCACGATGTCGCCCATCTGGTCCAGGTTGCTGTCGCCCTGCACCGCGCTCACGCCGCCCTCCTTGTTCATGTAGTAGTCCGTCACTACACCATTCGCCTGATCCTTCTCCACCTGGTCGCGGTATTTCTGTATCTCGTCCGGGTTCGCGTTTTTGAGCACATGCGCCATGCGCAGCGGCGCGCGCATCCGGCGGCGGATCACCAGATCCTCTTCGGTCATGTTCAGCTTGCGCCAGGTGGTGCGGTTCGCGTCGAGGAACGGCCTGCCCATGCTGCCCATGTCGTCGAAGTTGTCCGGGTCAAGCCGCGCCAGGCACAACTGCCACAGCGGAAAGCTGGCCAGCTCCGCGCCGGTCATGATGTCCAACTGCGAATAAGCCTTGCTCACATCCTTGAACCGCCCATCCATCCCGACGTTCGGCAGGATCGTCTCGGACGGCATACGCAAACCGGCATCCACCCTGAACTCCCGATCGAGCACCCATTGCAGCGGCAGGTTGCCTTCCATCACCAGCCCGCGCGCGTCGGACTTCAGCTTCTCGATGCGGTGCAACTGCACCCGGCGCTGAAACGCATCCCACTCCCGCGCCAGCACCTCGCTGGGGCTGCCCTGCAACATCACCAGCCCGCCCTTGACGATATGCCCAGCCATCTTGCTGTGTATCCGCTTCACCCGCCCGTCGAGCTTGTCCATCTCGCGGATGTCGAGAATCGACTGGCGTAAAACAGGATCAACCCACATCTGCCGGTAGGCATAAGCGAGCTGGTTTTCCGGCGTAGGCCGATAGCCCCGCTCGCTGGTCGGTGCGTTCCTCGCGGCGTTCTCGTTCGGCAGCATCTGAGCGGGCACGCCGCCACCCCATTTCACTGCGGCACTTTTCGCCCGCGCCTTCAACCCGTCAAGCAGTCCCATGATTATTTCCTCTTGTAGGGGCGATTCACGAATCGCCCTTGTTCAACAAAACCACCTCGCCAACCCCGCGCCACCCGTCAATCATCCCCGCCTCGTGCAGCTCCTTGATAAACGGCACCGCTTCCGGCAAATGCGCATATACCGAAGCCTTATTCCGCGCCACTTTCGCCTGCTCGTCCGGTTTCAACTCACGCAGCGGGCGAAGCACCGGCTCCGCATACGGCGGCTCCGGCTTTACAAAAAAATGATGCCTCACGCCGCCAGCCTTTCCGGCAAGCCCATCAGCGCCTCGCGCGACTGCACCCGGCTACCGATCACCGTCGGCACATCCTCCGCCCCGCGACATTGCAGCGCCCACACCGCCGCGCACGACGCATCGAATCCGTCATCGCCGATCTTCTCGTCCACCTGTTTGAAGCTGGAATAATCCGACTTGGTTTTCACTTCCTTGATGTTGCCGAGCTGCCGCACC